TTGTTGGAAGAAAGTATTTCCAAGTTGATATCCAGAGTCTGCAACTGTGCTTCCAAGACCAACTCTAATTGTTCTGGAAGTTAATTCAATTGCATCAGGAAGAAGAGTTGGAATCTGTCTATTACCTTCAGTTAGTTCGGGGCTATAGAAATCAACGGTTCCTGAATCAAGGAAGTCTGCTCTGTACATAATAAATTTGAGATCTTCCCACTGACTTGCTTCCCAAGTCGATGCGTTTTGAGATTTAAACAGAGATCCAAGATATGGTTGATTAGAAATGAATGTATCACTGAGAAGATCATTCTCACCAATTCTTGAGATATAAACACTGTACTTAGTTGAGTTAGATGCAAGAGCAATTGCATACTCTTGACCACCCTCTAAGAATACTGGTGCCTTAAATTCAATCGTAGTTGCAACAGATCCATCATCAGAAGTATCAATGTCTGCAGGATCGACAACAATCTCAGAGAAAGGAAGAATCTTCTGAGTTGGGAATCCATTCTCCATTGTTCTGAGTTGGAACACCAGAGGAACGTCATTATCATCCTTTGTTCTGAAATAGACATCACACTTGGTTACGAATACTCCAGTTTCTTCTTCGACTAAGAAAGATTGTGCAAGAGGGTCATACCATCCAACAATATTTTCTTGAGAAGATTGATTGACAACCTGAGATCCTACAACTTCTGTTCCAAGATTTCTGTTTACGTTTCTTTCTTGGAATTCTTGTCTTTGCTCAACTCTTGCATTTCTAACTGAGATAATATTTTCTTGAACTGTTTCAAGAGTTCCAGAAGCTGTGAATGATTCTTCGGCAATTGTGGTTGCTACGTTTGGATCATTGTCAATATCATTAGTCAGAGTAAAGACCTTAGTTCCTGTTTCAAATCTTGGATGAGTAAGAATATTTGGATCTGGAATAAAGAAACTACCAGTAAGATTTGCTGCAAGATCAGAGACAAGTCTTACATTTGTAACAGTTGCTTCAGCGCCACTTGTTGATCCTCTAAGAACCATCCCTTCTGCAACAAAACCACTATATTCTCCTTGTGCTTCGTTAGACAGAGAGAACGTATCAACGTTTAAGATTGTTGCAGTTGCAGAGTATACTGCAGGAAGAGGAGTTCCGTTGTAAGGATTTTCTCTAAACACCTGATCAGGTGCATTATACTCACCCTCCCTGTGGTTTGATTGAGAAACTCTAAATGTAATTCTTGGTCTTCTTCCTGTCTCCACTGGTCCAAGACCAGTATCAACCATTCTACCAATTACAGTTTCTCCAATCTGGAATGTTCCAGATGTCATTTCAATCTCAAGGAGTTTTGGTACACAATACTTGGTTACATTTTCCCCATCAAAGAAACCATACATTTGAGTTAGTGGTTTCATTCTCTTAGAAACGAACTCAATGTTTCTTGATCTCATAGTTGCGATCAAGTCTCTACTCACAGTTCTGTCTCCAACAGACTCTCTATCAAACTGCTCAGTAACAACTGTCTGTAAACCAGTTCTCGATTCAACTCCAGTTTGAATAGTTTCTCTTAATGTATCTTCTACAGTAGTTGTAGTCGTAGTTTCAAGAATTCTTGCAGGGTTTCCAAAACCTCCACTAAAGTTGTTGATCCAACCACCAACACCTCTTCTACCACCTGTGTTGGTTTGAGTTCTTCTTGTTGTAGATTCATTAAATTCAAATCCAGTCCAGTTAGTTTCCCATGCATTCCAAACGATAGGAGCAAAACCAGTTTGTGGGTCAAGGCCTTCAGTTCTCTCAAGGAGAGTAACTGTTGATGCATAGTCTCCCTCAACATCAATAATCTTTGCGTCAAGACGTACAGTATCTACCCAAGTATCAGAAGCAGGAGTAAGTTCCATCGTTCCTTGCCAGAAACTAATCAAGAAAGGAGTAACACTTTCAGTTCTGGTGGCAAATGGTTGATTGATGTATTCAACTTCACTATAATCAAGAGTAATTACATCATTTGCTTTTCTGATATTATTACCTTCAATAGTAGTAAAGTTAAGATCTGCTGTTGGATCAGTATTAACAACTGGACCAAAGATAAGATCAACAGAGTTTGTATAATGTCTTGGTCTTAATTCTTTATGTGCTCTGTCAATACTATTCTTAATTCTAAGTCCATCTTCTTGTGGTGTAAATCCAGTAAAATTATCAACAAAGAAACCAGACTTAAATCTATTCAAACCATCGGCGTCTGCAACAAACATGTTTGCAGTAGTGGTTTCTAAAGTAGAAAGAGATGTATAATATTCAAGACTTGAAATTCTGTTTTCAAGTTTCTTGATATCAGTCATTCTGAATCTCTTATGTTCTAAGAATTTAAGAGATGCTTGCTTAACATTGTATAAGAATGGAGGAAGAGTAATTTCAGCAACTTCAAGTGATTCGTCAATTGGGTTTGGTCTCTGAGGAAGCTCTGATGGAGTTCCATATACAACTTGGAACTTACCCTTCTTATCTAAGAATACTCTATCAATTCTACCAAGATAATGAGAGAATGTTGTAAGAATTGCCTCATCAGAGGATAGAGCATTAGTTGCAGAGTTTCCTGCGGCATTAAACGTTCTTCCAAGGAATTCCAGTGGAGATCTACCACCTTCCTCTACAGTGTACTCTGAAACTCTTGGACGAATGTCAATGATATCAGAGTTTGCAAATCCATTTACAGATTTGATTTGAGTTGCATAATCAAAATTCCTATATGATTCTACAGTTGTAATGTCACCATTATCGGTAGATTCATAAGAAGCACTTAAATAGTAGATTTTGAGTTTTTTAGCAGGTGCGATAGATCCTTCTCTTCTTTCAAGTCTTGCATGATCATAGAAAGTTTCTTCCTGTCCAGTTCTAAACTTGAAGTTTCCGGAGATATCAAAACTATCAGAATTTAAAGTCGAAACAATTCCCTGGATTGCAGTTTCTTGGAAAGTAACTGTTTCACCCTCAGCAAACTGAATATCATTTTTATAGATGAAAGAAATTTGACCAGATGTTAGTTTTTCCGCAACTATCGCTTCAGCTCCTGTTGTTTCACCAATAAAGGACTCTCCAATCAATAATTCACCAGTAGTTGTAGAGGTACTATTAATATCAGATAAAGAAACTTTAGGTGCAGTAGCGTTATTTGTATCTGCAGATTCAAATATACCATGAATTTCAATAACGTCTGGAACGTTCAGAGAAATCGTATGGTCTTGAACTCTTGTTCCATATGGATAGTTTCCGTTTCCATAGTCAAGTCCATCATTCAGAGTTGTAGCTCCGACACCAGACGCTTGGTTGTTTGATTTATCAACAATCAAAGTCTTAACTCTGTTTTTAATTTTAATTTTAGAAGTTGGTTTTACTTTTCTAAGTGATGCAATAAGAGTAGCACCAGTGTCATTAGACCCAAGACCGTAAATATTCAGTCCAGTTCCTGCAGTATTGATTTCAATCTTATCTGAGGATAATGCTTCTGTAGTTCCGTCAGATCTGATCAGTGCATATCTTTCTTCATCAAATGGTAAGAAAGATTCATTTGCCGCAGCAGTAATTTGAGATGAAAGTTGATTAGAAGTAATATCAACGCTAAAGGTCTTTCTTATTGTCAGACTTGCATCACTAAGATCAACTGTAGCAATATCAGTTTTAGGTAATAATGTGTAAAGAGTGTTGTCAGAAGATGAATCAAGTTTTGTAGTTACTAATCTAAAGTCACTAACATCAATGCTCGCCGTTGGAAGAGCTCCTGCTACAACTCCAGGGACTGGAGCAACTGCTTCTATTGCAATAGTGTTAGTGCCGACACTTGTCACTCTGGACATTGTTGGATCGGTCAGAGTTGCTGATGAGTTTGTATATTCTACAAGATCACCAACAGTAAACGCTGCTGGGAAAGCATTATTAGAACTTCTTACTGTACTGACACCACCAGATGCAGCAGTAATAGTTGCTACACCGACAATAATGGATGGTGATTGAATAACATCAGCATTGAAGGTATTGATACCGGTGTTACCATCATTAGTCGCATATACGGATTTAACGTCTGCTAATGTATGTGCTGTTACTGCAATAGCAATCCTTCCATCAGGTATGCCATCAAAGATAAGAGATTCATTTTGTATAAAGTCTCCTTCAACTTCATACACTGTTAGTGCGGTCCCTACAGTTACAGCATCCTTAAGGAATCCAGTAGCACCACTATTTGATCCTTTAATAAAGGTTGGAACAGAAAGAGTAGTTGATTGATTGAGGGACAGATGAGTTACGGTCTGTACATCATATAGTGCAATATCCCATTCATTTAAACTGTCGTTATTAGTATCATATGATCCAGATTCAAGTCTGTAGTCATAAACTCTTGCAACACCAATTTCTTTACCAACTGCTGAGGTGTCAGATGATAAACCAACTCTTTGATCTCTGAGACTGAGAACATATGTATTACCAATTCCGATATCAGGTGCTCTAAGAGTTCTGTTTACTCTCAGAGTTGGACCAGTATTGTATATGATGGACTGATCTGAGATTGTTTTTGTTGTTCTTGGTTTTGGAACATCAATAAAAGTGGTGCTTGATACATCAATATCATATCCACGAACAAATGCTCTACCGGGGGAGAATTTATAAAGTGCAAGATCATTGGTTGGAATCTGACCACTATAAGTCAGTTGTCCTACATTAAATACACCCCTATTACCTCTTCCGTTGTTTAATGATTCATGTACGGAGAGATCAAATGCTTTGACATAATAGTCACCAGATTCTGCAAAAGTTCTTCTGGCAAGAATATCTGTCCAATCTTTAAATCCTGGTCCTCCACCAAGATCACCTCTCCTGGTTTGAGACTTGATATTACCATCTTCGATAATTGACAACTCAACAAACTGATTGTCGTCATAATCAGTTAGTGCTTTTTTAAACAGACTTACAGAAATTTTAAGTCTATCTGCACCAGGAGCTGAATAGTTGTTAAATCCTTGAGAATTGTCATTCAGAGTTTCATCTGCGTCTGCATTGACAATCTCTTCTTGAACAAAGAGACCAACTCTATAGTTGGGGGTGTCTCCATATTGATCAAGAATTAATGTTTCAGTATTTACGTTTACAAAATTTCCACGAATAAAATATACACCTTCTTGAATCTGAAATGCAGAACCTGTTGTTGCTGCTTCATTTCCAATTGTGGTTGCAAATGGAGATCCAGCAGCAATAGTTGAATTGCCAAGAAGACCAGATGTAATAATTTGATTACATGTCAAGTTCTCTCCATCAGAAAAAACTTGAGTTGAATTATTAGTTGTACTTGAATTCAGATAGTTAATATAAAGAGTTAAATTTCCTCTTTCTGAATCTTCTGGAAAAAGAACTTTATCTACAACAGCACTTACTCCAGATGTCTCCCCTGTGATTTTTGTTCCAACTAACTGCTCAGCATATGCAGCAACAGGAACTCCAAGGTAATTATTTTGCAGTTGAATACCATAATACAGTTGAGTATATCCAGTATTGCCAGGGATTACCTTAGCACCTTCTCTAAAAAAGTGCTGACCAAACTTCTCAATCTGATTCTGAAGAATCGATTGTAAAGTAGTTAACTCTCTTGCCTGGACGGGATATCCAGGCTTGAATAAAACTCGGTGAAAGTCGTTAGCAGGATCAAAGTCGTCAAAATATGGGGCTACATTGAGATTTGTTTGCTGAGACATAATTCTTTAGAACTGCAAAATGATTTTAATATCTTCTTTTTGGTTAGATGATCTGGTAATTGAGGGTCTGTTATCAACGTAGATAATATTTCCTGCATGTTTTTTAACTTCAGGACCCGCAACCCCACTGGTAAATGACTGACCAAGATAATATGTCCTATTATTTATTACGGTAGTTATACCCGTGAATGAAGTGTCGATAGCAAGATTTGAACCACTTGAAGGAACAATTGTTACACTTCCTCCAGCATCTGGAGAAGAAGTGAATGCCTTTAGATCAAATCCATAAGTTGGATTTGTGATACCAATTCCGGCAGTTGTAAATCCAGCAAGAGATCTATCTTGCCAGTATTTTAATACTCCTGTTGTTGCATCATAATTAACAACTCTACCAACGGCAGTAGATCCGGTTGCGACAGTTTGAGTGAAATATGAGTCAGCAGTAAAAGAAGCAGAACTATATCCTGTTCCAGTTAATTTGAGTGCATTGAGAGCACTTGCCTTATCTGATGTTAGAACATTTCCAGTAGAAACTTCTGGATTCTCAACTACACCAACTCTTGCAATTTGGTTTCCAGTAACAAAGTCTGGGTTTTCGTTATCGTTCTCAATTCTCGAATAAAGAAGAACATTATATGCACCAAGTTCTCTATAGACATCTGCACCATGACCACCTTGTGGTGTCATAATAACATCAAATGTTGGAATAGTAGTTCCAGTTGGAACGCCACCTTCTTCAAGATTCAAACTTGCATAAGAATATCCAGATCCTTGATTAGAAACAGTTACTCCACTAACTTTAGAGTCTGCACCAACAGTTAATGTACATTCCGCTCCACTACCATCACCCTGAATGGGAACTCTTGTGTATGTTTGATTAGCAGTTCCAAGACCAACACCAGAGTTAGTCACTGTAACAACTTTAATAGATCCGTCAACTGCGTTGTCTCTTACTGCAGCATTATCCGTAGAAGTTGACCAGTCCGCAGGAACAGGCATAAAGTCTGTTGATTCAAACTTTACAACCTCATTTGGTTTAATGGTATAAAGATACTTCCAGATATATCCATCGCCACTTGAACCAGCAGATCTTGGTTCTAAGTCAGTAAATGTTGGTTCATCAAGAGATGGTTTACCACTGGGATTGTTTGGATCAGTTCCATTTTGTAAGCAAGCATATACTCTGAAATCACTATTCATGACATAGTAAAATGCAGAATATAAATTAGTGGCACCTGAAACAGCTGCAGTGTTAGTGACACTATAATCATGTCGATACATGTCATATGTTGTACCAGAGGTCCAATTCCTCTTTGGTATAACTTGTCTTACATCACCAGAATTAATTTTCTTCAATGCTACCATGGTATCCCAATAATCATTCTCTTGCGAGAAGTTATCCTTGGGAGCAGGTGGATTAGTATCCCAATCGTCCTGATAATTAGATGGATTTGGTAGACCAATAAAAGAATAGTAAGAATTTGAACTGGATGTAATTCCAGATACGAAATTTTTCGCATTCAAAATTCTAATTTGATCAGTTATAATTGCAGCCATTTTGTGCCAACTTAATGGAAGTTTTTTTTATTTATTATGTATTAGATACGATGTAATTCTTGGACTTCAATTGTTGAGATCTTTCGACCCTCATTGATGTGTTAATTCCAATAATTCCACCGGATGTATGTGCGGGATAAGTATTAGATGCCGCCCTTGACGCCATAACCATCTTACCCCAACTATATTCTCCATAACCTGCAAGAGTGGTCGTAGAGATAGTTCCAACAGTTCCGAATATGAAAGTATCATCAATATTTACAAATACTCTTCTGAATACAGAATTTCCAATTCCAATAATGTTTCTTTCAACGTTTTCAGCACTCTGAACAACATACACATTATCAATAAAGGATTTGCCAACACCAGCAGTAGAACTGTCTACAGGATCGATTGATACAATTGATGTAGTTGAAGATCCAACATTAGAGTTGGAAACAATGAAGTAATCATTTGCGCTTAAAGAACTCAGAGTCACCGCAGTTCCAACGATTGTCGTTTCTCTCAGTTTAGACTCATATGGAATATGGAGGTCAAAGATAAACTGAGTAGTAACTCCACTAACTGTTGTAGTTCCAAATCCAACAATGACTCCAGAATCACCAAAATAATCTGTAATAAGATTCTCTTCCTCTTCATCAGTTGGAGGAGTAATCAATACAACAGGTGGTTTATCTGTAGTGTATCCAGTTCCTACATTAGTTAGAGTCAAAGCAGAAATAGTTCCACCTGCACTAATAGTTACTCTTGCAGTAGCTGTTGTGAGTCCTAATGTTACATCTTGTTGAGCAGTTCCTCCAATACTTACAGTAGCAGTTGAATATCCAACACCACCATCCGATATAACAAGGGAAGAAACTGTCCCAGCAGCACTTACTATAGCAGTTGCAGATGCTCCAACTTTAGTTACTTGTGATACAAATTTGACTTTTTCTTGGAAGGTAAGACTTGTGTCATTCTCATTTCTTCCGTTAAAGAGAGGTCTTACTCTATCAACATAGACATGAGTTGATCCAATACCAACAGACTTAGTAATATATGCAAAAGGATATATTAGAGGTTCATACAACTCTCTATCCTTTGCTACACGTTTTTCATCAATAATTTTGTCTTCAGTTTGTCTACACCAGACAACAGGTCTGAATAGTTCTTCATTAGCAGTGTTACCTGGTCCAAAGTATGGGAATGTCTGAACTTGGTCAGTAGAGTTAAGATTAGTGACAGTTCTTGCATCCTCTTGTAAGAACTTATCTTGTCCACGAGCAGGATCATATCCAAGAGTTAGTTCATCACCCTTCTTAACTGTTTCAATAACTTCTCTGAGAATAACGTCAGTATCATCTCCAGTTCCCTTGAAGAATAGGATCTTACATGTATCACCAACTTTAGGAGCCTCAGCAAAAGTAATAAGACTACCGCCAGGGAATTGATAACCTTGACCAGGTTCCTGAAGAATATCATTAATTGTTACAACAAGAACTTGCTCAACATCAACTTTGGATCCTCTTGGTGCTCTAATAGAGATTTGATTTCCTGCGAGAGTAATATTAAATGCTTTGGTAGCACCATCAAATAGTGCTGATGGATCATCAAGTGCTTGCAGAACACCTATACTCCATCCAGTAAACTCATCAGAGAATACTTTCTGGACATCTAATTCAAATTGATTAAATGTACCCGAGGTAGGAATTCCAGTCAAACCACCAACAGGGATGGTCAGGATTTCTCCTGGTTTGTATCCAACACCTTTGTTGTTAATTGAGAAGTCAATTACACTTGAACCATTACCAACAACAACATCAACTGTTGCATTCAATCCAGAGTTTGCAGTTCCAACATAGTTGAGAGGAATATTAGTATATGACAGAGGATCATCAATTTCAACAAATGGGTTGATAAGGGTAGTATATCCAGATCCCGGATTTGTTATTGTTACAGAGGTAGAAATGTTGCCAGTTCCTGTCATGATGGTTGCAAAACCAACATGGGTCATTGTGGAAACACCTACAGAACTTTCACCAACACTGACATTCACAAATCCTACTTGAGGATCAGTAATAATCAGTTTTGTTTGAGTTCCCTCAAGCATCGCGGTGCTTATGGTGTCAGTGGTTCCAATTCTAACGAATGTAGATGCTGTGGAAACAATAGTCACTGGAGTCAGATCTGTACCAATTCCAATGGTACAATTTGACCCAGTATTTAAAGTTGAAACCAGATCAAGAACACTTCCATTGTTATCGATGTAGATCTCAGTAGATCCAGCTCCAACAGGAGAAACAATATCGGCAAGGAACTCATACTTGGTTGGAACTCTATATCCAGATCCACTGTTTGCAATACTAACAAGAGATATTGTCCCCACTCCAGAAACGATAGCAGTTCCACCAGCAGATACTAATGGTTGATAACCAGATCCTTCGGTAGATCCAACAGATAGAAGAACACCACCAAGAGGAAGGTTAGAGGTATTTGCGTCTGTGGTTGTAGAAGATGCGGTTCCAGTGAACGTAATGGTAGTAACACCAAGGTTTTCTCCCATGGTGAAGTCTCTACTATTTCCTGGACCTTGTAAGATGTCATTAATTAAGATAACTGCGTTTCCTGTGGAAATTCCAGAAATATCAGAGGATCCTGCAGAAGTTAATGTATATGTTGGAGTATTTCCATCAAACTTCTCCGACAGACTATCAAAGATATAGTTTGTATGATAGGTGCTTTCTGTGGTATCTGGAATACCAGATCTCATAAACATTCTTCCTTGGAAACTGGATCCTGTTGTGATACCAGTCCAATCTCTCTCATCGGGTCTATTGGTGATACTACCAATTGGTTGACCGCCATATGGAGCTTCAGCAAAGTTAATTGCATTATCAATGATGTTGTAATTACCAACAACCTTAGTGATCACATCTCCGGTATCACCCGTTCCAATTCTTGTTCCAAGTTGTCCTCTACGAACAGTAAATCTATTTGTGCTACCGATACCAACACCAGTAATCTTCATAATCTCATCACCCATTTTGATGAGCTCTGATCCAAAGAATGAGGTTATTCCACTCAGTTTTATGGCATTCTCAACCGAACTTACATTATCGGCAAGAGTTTGAGTTTGAGCAGTAGATACGATAGGGGACTGAATTAAATTATCAAGAGCAATCAAGCATCTTGCATTTTGATTGGTTGCGATAAATCTATGAGAAGTACCAACACCAACACTTTCAAGTTCAATAGGAACAGCGATTCTCTTAAGTGCATTTTCTGCAGAAGTTGCAAGTTTAATTTTATCGTCGGTAACTTTAATTGCGAATATATCCTCTCCAATTGGAAGATACTCTGTAGCACCAACTCCAGCAAAACTTGTAGTTGCAATACCAATTGAGGAAGTAATTCCACCGTTTCTGTCATAACGAATTGCCTCACCAGTAACAAAGAAGTGGTTTGGAATTCTGATAGTATCAGCATCAACACTAACAATATCAGAATCATTACCTACAAAGTATTTTTCAAATACTGAATCAGATCTATGCTCTAAATTGAATTGCTTCTTAACAGCATTTTCAGTTCCCTCATAACGAGCATAGTGGGAAACAATCAAACCATTTTCAAAATCAATTTCATCCTTACTATCATCCTCAAGTCTAAGAGCATTCATGAAGGTTTTAACTGTGACTCCAATTCCAGCCTGTGGAGTGAATGTCAAGGATACTCCACCATTTGAGGTAACTCTTGCACCAAATGTTCCAAGTCCAGTTACATACGGTAGAGTTAGTTCGGTCTCAACATTACCAAACTCTTGAATGTATGTTGTCGATTCTTCTTCCGTAGAAGAGAAGTCATCCATAACAAGTAATTCTCTCAGTTCATGATGATTGTGATTATTACCAGTATCAGAAATCTGAACCATGAAGTATGCTGCGTCATACTCAGGTAAGTACGATGCTACAGTTGTGATACCGGGAGTTCCAGAAGAAGCGATTGTTGTTGTCTTTGCATCGATAAAGACGTGCTTCATTTCGTGTGTTCCAAATCCAACAATGGATTCAGTTGTGAAACCAACCTGTAAAGTATTTGCAACTACTGTTCCTGCAAGTCCAGCAACAGGAATAAAGTCCACCTTAAATTCTGATCCATCAAGATATGGATAATAAGTTCCAAATCCAGTTCCAACGAAAGATCCTAAGTTAGTAGTCAGTCTTCCAAATTCTGTAGCATATACTTCACTTCCATCTTGAACAAGATTAAGTTCATCATATTGATATTCGTTGAGAGTAGAATCTGATCTAATATTGGTTACTGTTGAATAGACCTTCATAGATCTAACAGTATTTGCTACAGAAACAACTGTTGCACGACTACTACAATCAACACTATCAGTTTGAATTTCAACAACATTATCAAGGGCAACTGTTGTTCCCAATCCAGCGATTACGTTATCATCAAGGTGATATGCAATATTGACAATTTGATAATCATTGAATGCAAAATCATTGGGGAAGAATTGTAGAGAACCGTTAACTCCAGAAATAGTCATATCGTATGAACCAAGTTCACCTACAGTGTCCGTTCTTCCATATTGGTTGATATATGCAAATGTACCATCTTGGAGCATGGTAACAATATCAAATTGCCTATGCCCAACAAATCTTTCATCTTTAGTATAGATGAAATACTTCATTGCTCTACTATTATTGATATTGAAACTATCAATTAGGGCAAATCTGGTAGCTCTTGGATTACTGTTGAACAATCCACTAAAGTTATCAAAGTTGACGGCTCTGTTTCCGAAAGATTCAAAGAAGTCTGTGAGGATTCTGCTTGCAAAGATTATTTCATCAGAGTAAGTAGCACCACCGATATCTAAAGAATTTTCTGCAACTAAATCAAAGTTATAAACGCAATTCAGATCAGCAACACCATAGAGGTCATTTACCACACTGAAATATGAGAGTTCAGTTGATAATCCAACTGCCATTGAGTTTCCAGTTACCTCCGAGAAGGATGCTGGGGTTTCAAGTTGATAATCAGAGAACTTACGGAAACCTGCAGTATGATTAGTAACACCAACAGCATCATTCCAGGTGTCAAAATCAACTCTTGATCTTAATGAGTATGAGAAATTTTGATAATAGAAACTATCTTGTACTCTTTGAAGACTTGCATTCAGGAATCCAGAGTCAGTTTGAGATCCTTTTACAACCTTTGATTTAGCATCAGTGTCAAGAACTGCATTATAAGTTGTTATTGAAGATGCAATACCTTGAGTATTAGATGCTTGTCCTTTAATTATTTCTCCAACAGTAAAATCTTTGTTAGTAGAAACTCTAAGAGTTCCAGTTTTCCTGTCCCAACTTTCAACAATACCAGTAGTATTGTGTGAAGTTACAATTTCATCTTGTAAGAATTCATTATCTTTTAAACTAACATCAAAGATGGGGAAATATTTTTCTGGAATAAGTCTTCCACCAGAATTGAAGGAATCAAATTTACCAACAAATTCTCCTTTATTTTTATCAATAAGACCATCCAAACTATATGCAACGGTTGCTCCAATGCCACCAAGGTTTTTATCTACAGCGATAATTGGGAACAACTTATAATCATATGCGGAAGAGTTAAATCCTTTTCCAGTTGATCCAATGCCGACACTAATATTTTCAATTAAAACTTTATCTCCTACTTCACAAGGGAAAGCCTCTGCTGTGCTGAATCCAACCGCTAAGGTAACTGTAACTTGATTAGTAGTAGTATTAAATCCAATCGTGCTAATTCCAACTCCATTAGTATTTGCTGTAGGCAAAATAACAGGAGTGGTGTTACTCATTCCCTTTGTATTTTTGAGAATAGTTACTCTATTATCACCAAGTTTATATTTTAGATCAACATCGGTAATTCTTTCATTGGTTTTACCATCAAACACTAAAAGTTTTGGTGATGAAGAATAACCTCTTCCTGCAGAAGAAATACCAATAGAATCAAAAGACTTCAGAGACTTAATACTGATAACATTTGGAAGTGTTATTGATGGTCTTAAAGACTTATCTACTGGGAAATCAAATCCAATGTTTTTGATTCGAGTCTTATTAATCTTTCCAATATTTTCACCATTTGCTTCAAGAATTACTCCACGACCATCTACAGAAGTAACAGTAGTTACTCCAGGAAGAGCAAAGTATGATTTACCACCATTAATAATATCAATCTTAGTTACCGGACCTCTTGCATGTGTACAAGTGGTTTCATATGTGATATTTGCAGCAGAGGTAGATGAAATATATGATGATTTTTCTGGTGTTACTCCAATTGTAAATGTGAATGAATCAGAAGCAGCAGTAGAAACTCTATGCTTTCCGTTGTAAAGACTGTTCAATACCTTTACAGTATTGTTTTGAAATACATCAGTGTCGATACTAACTTGAGTTTTTTCAGTTGGCACATCTCCACTTTCATAAACTGGATCTAATCTATAGTAAAGTTCATCTGGAGTATTGTCATTAACTACCAGAGAAAGTTTGGCTGTTCCGTCAATACCAGGTCTACCAGTTTTCGTTATATCA